GTGACGGTGAAGTGACCCGTGCTGATGTCCTCAAAGGGCGTGGCGTCTTCAAAAAAGGCGGTAGCGTCAATTGGATTCAAAAGGCTATCAAGAAGCCCGGTGCTTTGCGTAGCAGTTTGGGTGTGAAAAAGGGTAAAAATATTCCGGCGAAGAAGCTTGCTGCGGCAGCTAAGAAACCGGGCAAAATGGGTCAACGTGCGAGACTCGCACAAACTTTACGAGGATTTAAGAAATGATGAACTCCAAAGGTAAGTTAGGCGCTCGTGGACAAGGAATGGGCGCAGGAGCGAAGAGCGGCCTCGGAGGAATGAAAGCGGGTACATTAGGCACTCGTGGACGAGGAATGGGCGCGGCTGCAGAAAAAGGTATGAAGAAGGGCGGCAAGGTTAAGTCTAAAGCCAAAGGTGGTAGCTCTTATCGCAAGGCGGCTGACGGCGTAGCCCACAAGGGTAAGACCAAGGCCCGAATGGTGAAGATGCGTATGGGCGGAGAGTGCTAATGAAAAAGAAACGTTATCAAGAAGGTGGCGAGGCCGAAGGTATTAGCGGCACTGCTGGACGTATGCGGGGAAATAAGAAGCCTCGTTCTATTGATGATATGTCGTTTGGTCAGGCTTTTAAAACTAAGCTTGATGAGCTTGGCGAAGGTGAAGTTTTTACGTGGCGGGGTAAAAAATACACGACCGATACCAAAAAGCCTGCAGCGAAGTCAACGGCGAAAGCAGACGATACTCCGGCGACGGGGCGATCTACCGCGTTTGAAGAGAGTCGTGACGTTACTCCTGCCAGTGAAAAATCTTCTGCGCCTAAGAAGAAAAAGACGTTCCTCGGAGCGTTGGCTTCACGCTTTGGTACAGCAGGTCAAAGAAAGCGCGGTGCTGAAGAGGGCTACAAGCCGGGGGACATTACGAAATCCCTTAAGGCAGGACTTGGCACCCAGCGTACCCGTGAAGAGCTTGCTGATGAGTATGAAGGCGCTCAGGTTCCTCCAACAGCATTGATGACGGCAGCGGGCGGCGCTGCAGGCATGGGGGGTCGTGCGGCACTCCGTTATGGCGCTAGGCGGTTGGGAGGAGGCGCTGCAGGGAGGCGGGGCGAAAGTCTAGCCCAGCGGCGTATCCGTGAAGCTCGTGAAGCCCGCGAAGCGCGATTGGATGAGAAACTAGCGGCTGACATGGAAGGCGGCTTCCGGCGTGGCGGTGGCGTGAAGAAGTACAACAAGGGCGGCAAAATCGACGGTATCGCAAAGCGCGGTAAGACCCGATGTAGGATCATTTAAATGAAGCGCTACCAAGAAGGCGGAGCGCCTCGCCCTGATATGCGGCCTAAAGAGGAGCAGCAAGCTGACATCGCTGAGCAAAGCAAACGCAAAGCGGCTGAGAAGGAAAAGGCTGCTGTTCAGCGGGCAGAAGACGAGAAGATGGACGAGAAGATGCAGGAAGCTAGCAAGCGGGCTAAAAAAGCCCCGCTCTTCAATAAGGGCGGCTACGTCCGTGCTGCTGACGGTATTGCTAAGAAAGGCCGAACCCGAGGGACGATTGTCTAATGATGCCCTCACGTGGAATGGGTGATATGAATCCGGCAAAGATTCCCCGTGCTAGACGGCGTGGGGATAATGAAATTGTTGAAGGTACCGGAAAACCTATTCGTCACGATAAAGGCGGTAAAGTAAAAGCCAAGAGCAAAGTGAACGAAGCGGGGAACTACACCAAGCCCGGTATGCGTAAGAAGTTGTTTGAATCCATCAAAGCTTCAGGGACTCATGGTACTAAGCCGGGGCAGTGGTCGGCGCGGAAGGCACAGCTTTTGGCGAAGAAATACCGTGAGAAGGGCGGTGGGTACAAGTCGTGAGAGATCCGCAACGGTCTTTGAAAGCGTGGGGCGAGCAGAAATGGAGAACCAAGAGTGGTAAGCCATCTAGTAAAACAGGTGAAAGATATTTACCGGAAGCTGCTATCAAAGCTCTTTCCCCCTCCGAGTATGCCCGAACCACCGCCGCCAAGCGAAAAGGTAAAAAAGCGGGCAAGCAGTTCGTACGGCAACCCAAAGGCATTGCTGCTAAAACGCGCAGCTTCCGCCAAAAAGGCAAAGCGTAAGAGTAAGAAGTAATGACTTACCGAACGACAGCCACGACCGACTTTAACCTCGACCTGAATAACATCGTCGAGGAAGCCTTTGAGCGTTGCGGGGCTGAGCTTAGAACCGGGTATGAGCTAAAGACTGCCAAGCGCAGTCTGAACTTGCTCCTCATGGACTGGGCGAATCGTGGCATTAACTTGTGGATGTTAGAAACAGGAACGCAGGTATTAACTGCGGGTACAGGGACGTACGATCTTCCTGCCGATACGGTGGACCTGCTTGATCACGTGATCCGTACAGGCACGGGGCAGAATCAGATTGATATCAACATCAGTCGTATTTCCTCCAGCACATACGTTGCGATACCAAACAAAAACGCGACCGGTAGGCCCATTCAAATTTGGATTGATCGGCGTACGGGGGCGACTGATTCTACGGGTGCCGTGGTCTATCCCCAGTTTACGGTTTGGCCCAAGCCAGACACGAGTGCCACGTACACCCTTTTTTACACCCGTTTACGTCGGATGTTCGACGTAGGCAACGGTACGAGCGGACAGGACATTCCGTTTCGCTTCCTTCCCTGCATGGTGGCAGGGCTTGCGTATTACCTCTCTATGAAGATTCCGGGTGCTGAAACCCGCACACAAGTATTGAAAGCACAGTATGACGAGGCTTGGGACTTGGCGGCGGGTGAAGATCGTGAGAAGGCTCCGGTTCGCTTTGTCCCGAGGCAGAGTTTTATAGGCGGGTACTGAGATGCCCAATAGGTTTGCTTCAGGTAAACATGCGATCAGTCAATGTGATCGGTGTGGCTTTCGGTACAAGCTGAAAGAACTGAAGGAATTGGTGATTAAGACGAAGAACATTAATATTCTCGTCTGTTCGACTTGCTGGGAACCGGATCAGCCGCAGTTGCAGTTGGGTATGTATCCCGTTGACGACCCGCAGGCGCTTCGTAACCCACGACCGGATACCACGTATTTTGCGCCCGGTAATGATGGCGCAGGTGGGAGTAGAATGATTCAATGGGGCTGGGCACCGATTGGTGGGTCTCGGTCGATTGATGCAGGGCTGACACCGAACGATTTGGTGTCAAGAGGTTTGGTCGGTAATGTCACAATTAGTGTGACTTAGGAGATTAAGATGGATATGAAGAAGGTTGCTGAGAAGGCAGTCAAAGGCCATGAGAAGCGAATGCACAAAAACGTTAAGAAATATAGCGGCGGTGGTCTGAACATGGAGCGCAAACGAGTAGGTCGTAATATGGCTAAGGTAATGAACCAGAGGGGTCGGTAATGAAAGTCTACGGCAAAACCAAACCCAACAACGAGCCTACGGGCGAGAATGGTTATCCTGAGAAGGATGTCAACAAAGGCGTGACGCACATGGACATGCGTGGTGCGGGCGCTGCGACCAAGGGCAAGAAGTTCGTCTCGCAGATCAATCTGCAGAACAACGGTAAGGTACGAGCAGGCTGGAGCTAATGAACTACGCAACGCTGTCGGCAAAAATTCAGGAGTATGTGCAGTCCACGGAAACCTCTTTCGTGGCGAATATTCCTACTTTTGTCCAGCTTGCTGAAGAGCGGATTTATAACTCAGTTCAGATCCCAGCTATACGTCGTAACCAGATTGGTACGCTAACCGCGAACAATAAATACCTGACCCTACCCGGCGATTGGTTGGCGACGTTTTCGCTCGCGGTCATTGCATCGGATGGTTCGCAAGAGTTTCTCATAGACAAGGACGTTAACTTCATCCGGCAATCCTATCCAAGCCCGACTGATACCGGCGTCCCTGCGTACTACGCTATCTTTGACCAAGACACTTTGATTCTGGGGCCGACTCCTGATAGCAACTATCAGGTAGAAATGCACTATTATTATCAGCCGGAGTCTATCGTCACCACTGGTACAAGCTGGTTAGGCGATAATTTTGAGAGTGTTTTGTTATACGGAAGTCTGCGTGAGGCTTACACTTACTTAAAGGGTGAGCAAGATATGATGCAGAATTACGAACAGAAGTATCAGGAAGCACTCGCGTTATTACTACGTCTTGGTGATGGGCTTAATCGTCGTGATGCTTATCGTTCTGGGCAAGTTAGACTCCCGGTGACGACATGAAGACTTGTACGAAATGTAACGAAGCTAAACCCGAAACCGAATTTCATCGGGATAAGAGCCGTAAGGATGGGCTGTCTAACCGTTGCAAGCCGTGCGTTATTACCCACGTAAAAAATTACTACGTGAAGAACAGAGAGGCAGGAATCGCCCGAGCGGTTCAGTGGGCGCGGAATAACCGCGAACGCCACAATGAGAAATGCGCTGAATGGGTCAAGAGAAATAGAGGCGCGGTAAACGCTAGAACCGCCCGCAGGTATGCTGCAAAGACTAAGGCAACTCCAGTTTGGGCTGGCCCCGGTACTGAACACAGTTGGTTGATAAACGAGATTTACGACCTTGCTTTGCTAAGGTCTGAAGCCACCGGAGTCGCTTGGGAAGTGGATCATTATTACCCTCTCCGAGGGAAGAGTGTCTCGGGCCTGCACGTGCCGTTTAATCTCAGGGTCGTGCTTATGACGGAGAATCGTCGTAAGTCCAATAGAGTTCCGGTGACGACATGATCTACCAGACTCAGACCACGAGTTTTAAAGCTGAGCTATTGGAAGGGATTCACGACCTTTTGACCGATACGTTGAAGCTCGCCCTGTACGACGACAATGCTGACCTGAGTGAGACGACGACGGTTTATTCTGTTACCAACGAGATTGTTGGCGCAGGTTATGTGGCGGGGGGCAATACCCTCACAAATGTTACTATTAACACATCAGGCTCTACGGTTTATGTGAGCTTTGATAATGTGGTGTGGAACCCAGCTAGTTTTACGACGGCAGGGGGTTTGATCTATAACGCGAGTAAGGCTAACCGGTCGATAGCCGTGCTGAGTTTTGGCAACAACAAGACCGCAACCAATACATTTACGGTGGAGATGCCGCCCAACACGGCTACATCCGCATTACTTAGGTTCACTTAGGAGCGAGAGATGTCGAACGAAAATGCAAAATCAAGTGACTTGGTAGGCGGGTCTGTCTCCAAGTCTCAGAACACGAAGGAGAAACTTCGTGGTGGCGGTGTGTTCACCGTGGAGTGCCGTGACAAAGACGGTAACGTGAAGTGGATTGAAAAGTCCAA